CCAGGGTATAAGTGACGCCGCCGCCCAGGTCGTTCTTGGGTTTATCGCGGGCTCTCCTTCCGAACAGCCTCATAATATCAACAACCCCCTCCCGCTCTTGGAATACACGCTCTCGCCCGGCCCGGCCCCGCCGCGCTGCGCCCGGTCAAGGGCCATAATGAGCGCGACCGCGCCGTCAATCTTCTCGCTGGATTTCTCCTTGTCGGGCTTTATATTCCCGGCAGGGTCGGTGCGCACAAAAATGTTGTCCATCATCCAGCGCAGCACCGGGTGGCCGCCGTGGGCGATTTTGCCGTCCAGGGTTAGGCGCATGAGCTCCTTGCTGGGCGGCGACATGGACTTAAAGCCCTGGCCGAAGGGGAACACAATACAAGCCGTTATTCCTTGATATATAAGGAATAACGGCTCTATATTTTTCTATTTGACGCTTATTTGTCGTTTGATTTGAATAGACGATACTCTGTAATAGTAACTAGAGCTTGACTTAAACCGCGTTTTGTGATAAACTAAACTTGTGAAATTTTCAGGGATTGAAACGAGGACAAGCCAGAGGTGAAACGACTAATAAACAGCAACTCATAGAAAAGGAGAGAGGTCATGAAGCACATATTTTCGGTTTTTCTGGCGGTTTGCCTGTTGGCGGGCCTGATGGTTGTGGGGGCTGTGCCTGCACTGGCGGCTGTCAACTGGGATGATTTCTACATCATCACGCAGTCTACAGAGGCATTAACCGTTCCCTTCGGTACGGCTTTTACACTCAGCGTTGAAGTAAATATCCCAGCAGGGGCAGAGGTGACATATCAATGGGGGCAAGTGATAAGAGGTCGTCCATATTCCTACAAGATGGAAGATGCGACAGAACCAGTATTCAAATGTTCTGCCGGTGATTGTGGTTATCCTAACGCCCCGTCTGGCGCGCCCTATGCGGAACAGTCCAAAGAGTATGCCTGCACAATTACTGCCGTTGAAAAAGATGGCTCCGGCAACGTTGTTGATTCGGCTGTGTTTGTTACGCAGGGTGTCACGGTTACTGTGTTGGCGGAAAGAGAGGCAACCCGTTGGGAGGCTTTTAGGGATCGTTGGCTAACTGGACCGCTATTTGCAACTGTCGCTGTATGCGCTGCGACTTATGGCATAGCGATTCCTGTCGCCCCTATTATTTGGCTTTATTTCCTGATTACTTATCCGGGGTTAGCATAGAATCCGGGCAGGAGTTACGGCTCTCTCCCGGCACAGTAAATCGTTAAATCCTCCCTATACCCCTCGAACCCGTCCACCCTCTGAATATCATACAGCCGCCCGCCGAACCGCACCACGTCCCGGCATGTAACATCCCGCCGCCAGTTAATCGCAAACAGCACCTGTTCGCGCTCGAACGTGGCCCCGCTTGCATGAATCTCCTGCCCGGAAAGGTGGCGGAAATAGGCCCACAGCCTGCCCCGGTGTATCGGCTCGTAGGTTTCCGTGGCGAACCCGTCCGTGTCTTTGGTGTGCGTTACCCGCAGAATCTCAATTTGCTTGTCTTTCAGTTTCATCATATCGCCTCCCTGAATTCGTTGTAATGCTCATATAACCCCACATAGCAATCCAGCAGCGCCGCCGTGCCGTCAATCCGTTGGCGCGGCGACTGGTTTTTTATCGGCACAATATTCCCGTTGCGGTCCGTCTGAATGCCTGTATTCGTCAAGCACCATTTCAGCACGGGGTTGTTATTGTATATGACTTTGTGCGCCCGCAGGTCGGCCCCCAGCATCTGCATGGGCAGGGAAAGCGTCTTGGCTCCCTGGATGCACCGCACCATATTGAACCCCTGCGCCTGCATTTCCTCGACGAAATACCGGGCGCTGTAGCTGTCATAATACACCCACGCCGGAAACAGGTCATATTCCTTGCAGGTATCAACAAACCAGGCTGTCACGTCCGAATAGTTAATTGCATTCCCCGGGCACAGCCGCAAAAACCCGCGCTGCATCCACTTGTCATAGGGGATTTTATCAATCTTGACGCGCTCTTGCAGGCTGTCGGCGGGTAGCCAATACATTTGATGGATATATTTTGCATCCTCCCCTCGGCGCATGAATAACAGGCTTGCACAAGTCAAATCTGTTGTGATAGACAAATCCACGCCGCCGATGCAGTATGCACCCCTGAATTCTTCCAGGTCGAACGTGCCCGCATTGTCAATATCCTGGAACGAAAGCCACGCCGTTTTGACGGTTTCGCGGATGTTGAATTCCTTGCACAGCACCCCGGAAAGCTCGTTGGGGTTCTGCTTGGCGCGTTCCACTTTTGCGGTCAAATCGTCAATCTTTTTGACGCTGCCCAGGGCGGGATTGGCTTTCATCCACGCGGCGGGGTCCGTCCATTCGCCGCGCTCGTCAAGCTCATACAGCAGGGGCAGGAATGTTGCATCCTCCACAACGCCGTCCGCGACGGCGCAAGCGTGGTTATACATATCGTCAAAGATACATTCCCGCACGGTGCCCGCCGTGGTTATCATCACAAGCAGGGGTTGGCGGCGGGCGCTCTGCGATTGCCGCATAACCTCATACAAATTGCGGTCCTTCACGCCGTGCAATTCGTCCATGATAACAAAATGCGCGTTGAGGCCGTCCAGGCTGTCAGAATTCCGCGAAAGGGCTTGCATTTTTGACATGGTGGGTGTAAAATATAGGTCGGTCTTGCGCTTTTTCATGTGCCGGGCCAGGTCGGGGGACAGTTTTACCATGTTGTGCGCTTCATCAAAAAGTAGCCGCGCCTGCGCGTACTTTGTCGCCGTTGAAAACACCTCGGCCCCGCCCTCGTTATCGGCCACAAGCATATACAGCGCCAGGCCCGCAAGCAGCGTTGACTTTCCATTTTTGCGCCCGACTAAAAAGAACGCCTCCCGGTAACGCCGCAGGCCGGTTGCCGGGTCCACAAAGCCGAACAGGGCCTGGATAAACGCCTTTTGAAACAGTTCCAGGCGGACGGGTTGCCCGGCCCATTCGCCCTTGGAATGCCTGCAAAAGCGCTCTATGAACGCAATGGGACGGTTGGCCCTTGCTTCATCGAAAATATAACGGCTGTCACGAATTGAATTCGGGTCAGCTTCGGCGGCCAGCCGCGCATACACCGCTTTCACGCGCTTGCAGGCGGGGATTTCTCCCCGCCGCAAAGCATCGTTGTATTGCAAAATGCAGTTCACAGCGCCGCCCCCTCCTGTATGAAGTCGGCCAGGGCGTCAACGGGGGCCGCGTCCGGGGCGGGCAGGAGCTTCAGGAATTGCTTTTGCGTGGGCAGGAACAGCCGCAGGGCCGTTGCATACGCCTTTTTATCCTGCGCCGCCCGGTAGGCCGCAAGCTCCGCCGTGAGAAAGTCCAATTGCCGGGCCAGGTCAACAGCCAGCTTGCGCCGTTCCTCCGGGACCTGCCGGGCAAGGGTCGTGTACTTCATTTTGCTTTCCCCCTTTCAAGATAAGGTCGCCGCTTTCGTCAAACGCCAGGCCCGGCACGACAGCCCCGCCGTGCCCGAAATGCTCCGTATTGTGGCATTGCAGGCACAGGGCTTCCAGGTTGGCGGGGTTTATCGTTATGGCCAGGTCGTGGATATTCGCCGGGGTGATGTGGGTCTTATGGTGGCAGATTTCGGCGGGCCGTCCGCACCGTTCGCAGATATAATATCTGGACAGCATGAACGCCTTGGACAGCCGCCGCCACGCTTTGCCCTGGTAAAAGTCACGGGCCGCGCCCGGCATACACTCACCGCCTTTCGCAGGACAACGCCTTTAGCAGGCTGTCAATCACGCGCTGGAGCTTGGCCGCGTCCGCGTTCTCGCCGTAATACCACTGTTGCAGGATGAACCGCGCCGCCGTTTTCGCAAGGGGGCTATAGCCCCGGCGCGGGTCGGGCCGGTAGCCGGTGGAGGCTTCCAGGAAGGGCGGGACAGCCTCCACCAAAGCAATCACGGTTTCATCGTTGGCCGCGCCGTCACGGTCCAGCCGCAGGATGTCGTAAGCCTCGCCCAGGTCGAAAATCCAGAACGGCCTCATGCCGTCACCTCGATTTTGACGAACGCGCCGGGCAAAATGGGCTTGCCGTCGGCGATGCACAGGGCGCGGTAGTCAATCAGGCCGGACGCGAACCCGCTTTCCCGGCTGCACTCAATCGCCACGCCCGCCGGGATGTTCGCGCCGTAGTAATTGAAATTGCCGAACAGGATAGTGCCGGCGGGTAGGTTGTCGTCGGTGACGATGGGAAAGCCGAACAGCCGCCGGACGCCGCCCGCCTGCGGGTCGGCCATAAAAATGAAGTCGCCCACGGTGGTTTTCAGGGGGTACACCTGCCCGAACAGGGTGGCGTTGCTCATGGCGAATTTGGCCCCGCCCGCGTAGCCCGCAGGCAAAAGGGTGATGGCGGCAAGCAGGTGATCGGCGGTCAGGGCGGCGGCGGTGACGCTGTTGGCGCTGTTCCAGGTGACGCCGGGAAGCAGACCCAGGGGCTGCCCTGCGCCCGTGCCGGTGACAATGGCCGCGTTGACGGCCTCGGTGATGCAGGCGGACAATTCGCGAACGATGTAGCTTTCAAACGCGGCAATCGTCATACGCTGCGCGGCGGCGGACAGGGAAAGCACCTTGATAAGCTCAAAGGCGGAAAACTTCACGCTTGCGGTGGTGACGTTGACGCGGGGGACGTTGTCGCCCTCGACGTGCCAGGCTGCGGGGTCGCCGGGGGTGGCGACGGGGATTGCAAGGTTGGCGGGGACGGAAAACAGGCGGATTTCGTTGAATAGCCCGCCCTGCGGCCTCGCCTGCGAAATGACTTCGTTTAGCGTCTGTTCGGGCAGGACGGCGGCGCTGTTGGACAGGGTGTTGAAGCTGTCGGCGCGTTTTTCGGCCTGCGCCAGGCGGTAGGCGGCGGTTTCCGGCTCGGTCAGGGTTTTGCCCAGCAGGGTTTTGTAGAACGCGCTGCGGTATTCCGGGGCCGCGTGGGGGTCGGCTGCGCCGGTGCCGGGGGTCAGGGTGACCGCGATGGGGTCAAAGCTCATGTGGTTTTCCTCCTTGGCTCTCGCCTCAATTTTTGTTTGCGGGTATGCCGCGAAATTTACGATGCTGATTTCATAGATTTTGCTGATTGCGGTGATGGTCCGGGTCTGTGTGGCTTCGTCGAATTCCTGCGCCGCCACGTCGAACGCAAAGGACATTTGGGACAGGTCGCCGCGCTTCACGGCCTCATGGACCGCCCGGCCCTGTTCGGTGTCGGGAAGCTCGGCCCGCATTTCTAGGCCCGCCGGGGCGATTTCCAGCGAAAGGGTGCCGGGGGATCGGGCTAGGGGGATGCCCCGCGCGTCATGGTTGCACAACAGGGCGATGCCCGCCAGGTCCACGCCGTCCAGGGCCTGCGGCGCTATGCGCTCGGTGTGGCCGTTCATGGCGGCGGGCTGATTGAATACGACGGCCAGGCCCTCCAGGGCAAGGGGCGCGTCGGGGCGGGCGCGGATTTCAAATGCTCTGCGGTTCATCTTGTTTTCCCTCCACTTCTTGATATTGATTCGCGTGTGTCGCGTCCACGTAATTCAGGCTTTGCAGGCGGCGTTCGCCGCCCTCCACTTCGGGCAGTGCCAGCAGGCGGCGGGCCTCGTTAATAGTCACAATGCCGCAGGGTAGAAGCTCATGCAGCAGGCTAATTCTTGTTTTCGCGCTCGAAAATTCCAGGCGTTCCGCCGTGAAAGCAATGTCAACGCCGCATTTGCGGGTGCATTCCAGGGACAGCAGCAAGGCGAACGGCTCCACGGTGGATTCATAAAATGCGCTGAATGCGTCCTCGCTGTAGCTGCCCCGAACGATGTCGGCGGATATGCCCAGGTAGTCAAGAATTTGCCGGTTGACGGCCTCCACGGTTTCCACGGGAACGCTGTAGGGCTGCGCGTTGGTGGGCACAAAGTCAAAGCGTTGGTCCGTTGCGGCCACGCCGCCGGAATTGGACAGGCTGAAATAGTCCCGGACGAAAAGCTCTTTTTCTTTCTTCACCTGTTCGGGGTTGACTAGCGACGTGAATTTGAGAACGCCCCGGATGTTCACGCCGTTTTTTGTCGCGGCCCCGATGCCCTGTTGCAGGGTGTCGGCGGTTTCCAGCAGGGGAAACAGGGGCGCGTTATCGCTGCCCAGCAGGTCATTGTTACCGCTGAAATGCCGCCGCAGGTGGATGATGTCGCCGTAGTCGAACGTGGCCTGCCTGCCGTCCTGGAACAGCATCTTGACGTACAGCCCGCCCGGCCCGCTGATAAACTCCACGCTTTGCGGGGTCAGGGGATAGAACGCGTCCGGCCCGCCAGCGCCCCGGTTGATTAACACAAAAGCATTGTTTGTGCTGTAGTAGGCCGTGGCGGTCTTGTACAACAGGTCATAAGCACACATGTATGCGTTAGGCTCCACGGCCAGCAGGTGTTCCAGGCGGGGGTTGGGGCTGTGGGCCTTGAGCTTGGCGGCATGGCGGGCGATAGCGTCCACGGCGGCGCGGAATTGCGCGTTGCCATAGGCCGTGCCCGAAAAGGCCGTGAACCCGCTGCGGATTTCAAGGGTTACACCCTGGGGGTCGGCCTGCTTTGGTTTTCTCGTGAATATTCCCACTGTATCACCTCAATTTTGTTTTTTTCGTGGAGAGGAAAAGTAAGCCCCTCCCTCGGTGTAAGTTAGGCTTACATCAGGGTCAGGCCGGGGGGTGTCGTAAACTCTGAAAACCTTATGCGTCAAGGCTTTCCACCTCAAGGGTGGAGGCTGTGGAGGCTGTGTACTAAAACTCCCTATAGAGGTGCATTTTCATTTATACAAAGTTATGTAAAATGCCTCCACAGCCTCCACCTTTTAGCTGAGATAGTCCGCCTCGATGGTCCGTAGCCCGAAAAATTTATTGCAGGCTTTGGTCTTTTGGAAGCGGTAGCCCGCCCCCTCCAATGCCGCCTTAAAGTCGGATGTCCCCCGCCTGTGCGCTCCGGTGTCCTCGCAATGTTTCTTGTAAATACCGTATAGGGTGCCGCTGTTGGCCGATAGCCCCGGCCCGGTTTCGCACTTTTCGTCGATGAAGATTTGCAGCCAGTCGTTGGCCTCCCTGTACTGCTCAACCGCTGCCCGGACCGCCTGCGGCGGCTCCACCTTGTAGCCCGCCCGGATGAACCTTGCCGCGCCGTCAATCACCCATTGCAGGATAGCAGGCCCCGCGTGTTCAAAGAGATATTCCGCGTAGTTCTTGATTTCGCCGCCGCCCTCTATTTTGGCATTGAAGGGTATCACTTGCAGCCTGCGCCAGGTGCCCGCGTCCGTCGTGCCCACCTTGGGCAGGTGGTTAGTATACAATACCGTTGTATGGGACGGCTCAAAGCTGAACGGGTCCTTGTACTTCTTTTCGGCCTGTATGCGGTCGGTGCTGCACAGCTTCTTGACAATGGCGGTGTCCAGCCGCTGCCCCTCTTCCAGTTCGGCGGCAATGACAAGGCGCTTGCCCCGCAGTTCGGCATACTCGGGGGACTTGTTTTTCCTGCAATTCGTCGTGAGGGTTTCGGCTGATAGGCTCCCGCTGTAGCCGCCCAGCACCTTTGCCAGGACGTTGAACAGGGTAGACTTGCCGTTGTGCCCTCCACCGTGGGCAATGACAAGGTTTTCGACAAACACCTTTCCGATAGCCGCCTGCCCCGCGATGATTTGCAGGTAGCCCGCAAGGTCCCGGTCCCCGCAGGTGACAACCCGCAGGAAGTCGGCCCACAGGTCCGCGCCCAGCTCCCCCGGCGCGACGGCTGTTATACGTGTGCAATAGTCCTTTGGGTCGTGGGGCCGGATAGCGCCGCTCATAAGGTCCACCGTGCCGCCGGGGGTGTTTAGCTTGAACCCGTCCGCGTCCAGCGCGTCCACGGCGATTTCCAGGGCGGGCCTTGCCGCCGTGAGCGCCGCCGCGACTTTGTGGCTCTCTCTGTGCCGCATAACGTGGGCGAAATACTCCTTGGCGGCTTTCTCGGCCTCCTTGTCGCCCAGAGCGGCGGCGCACCCCTGCCGGGCCTGCGCAAGCTGCCGCCCGGTCAATTCCTGCGCCAGGCCCTGCGCCTTGATTGCGCTTTCCTCCCACACCGCGCCGCTGTAGCACAGCCAGCCCGTGGCCTCGGAATACCGCAGGCGGTCGCCGTGCTCTTTTGCCAATACCGCCGCCTGCCCCACGTCGGAATAGTCGGCGGGATGCAGCCCCGGGGCCGCGCTGAATTCCCCCGGGGGAACATACCCCGGGCTAGGCTCCACGGTCCCATGAAAGAACCGCAGGGCCGATTGCCAGGCCCTTTCAAGCTCTTGCCCGTCCATAGGAGGCACACACCGCGCCGCCTGCGCGTCGTATTCCTGCCGGGCCTGCGGGGTATCGCCGTGCCGTTTCAGCAGGCGGACGGCCTCGCGGTGCATGGTATCGTTGCGCTGCCCCTGCGGGATAACCTGTAGTATATCGCTCAATAGCTTTTCGCCCTCCATATATTCCACCTTGGGGCCGTCCACCCCGAAAAAGAACCGGGCCGCGTCCACCGCCGCCGCGTCGAATTCCGGGAATACAGCCCGCGCCGCCTGTTTCATGCCCGCATATGCCTTGGGGTCCGTCACGCGCTCGATGGGGAAATATACATGGAATTTGGGCCGGGCCGTCTTGCCGTCTTTGGGCCGCATATGGTTGCGTGAGTAACACACCCAGAACGCCGCGCCGGGGAAAGCCTGCTGGACGTGGTGGGGATATTTCCAGGCGGCGGGGTCGTCGCTGTGGGTATTGTCGCAGTCCATGGACAGGCAGTCGGCCTCCATGAAATTTTCCTTGCTGCGGTAGTCGTTGCGGTAGCGGGCTGTCACATGGTCCCGCTCCACCGCCCGGCGCAACACGTCCGGGCTGTTCACGTATAACATACTGCTGTATTTTTTGTTCTGCGGGTTGCCGCGCTGGTTAGCGCTGTAGTAAAGAGTGATTGCTTTCATGCGGTCCCCCTTTCTTTTGGGTTGGGCCGGTGGCGTTACCGCCGCGCCCCAAAGCCGATGAACCGGGCCGGGTCGGGGGCCTCGTATTTCGCGCCGCCCTCGTCCAGGAAGGTTTCAAAGATGCGCCGATTGATGTATACCCGGTTGCCGCTTTGGAATACGGGGAACTGCTTTTGCTTCACCCAGCGCCGCAGGGCATATTCCGCCACGCCGAATTCCTCCACTGTCTGCCGGATGGTCAGGATTTTCTTTTGTTCGTTCATGTGTGCCGCCCTTCTTTCCATTAAAATTGCCGCCCACGTTCACCGTGTGCGGCTCGTTTTTTCTGTTCTTCTTCTCGCGTGATGGCTCTTAGTGCTTCGTAGGCTGTGCTGTCCATGAACCCGTATTCGTTGCGCCTGCTGATTTGTTCCTCTTGCCTCGCTTGCTTTTTCCTTGCTTCTACTGCTTTGCGGTCCCTCGGCATTTTGCTAGACCACCCCCTTTGTTTACCCTCCCCCGAAAGGCCGTTTAGACCACGTGGGGGCGGTGCTTCCTCATTGCGATTCAGCTAGCATCATTATAGCACATTCTGATTGAGTTGTCAACATAAAAAATAAATCGCATTGCGGTGATATTTATGTTGACAACGCAGACGGATTGTGTTATAATGTTGTTATACAAATGAAAGGGGCATTGATGAACGTATGGAAACACTAGGCGAAAAGCTCCGCGCGGCCCGGACGCGCAAAGGCATGAAGCAATCGGATGTCGCGGCCCTGCTGGACTGCGCCCCCACGTCGTTGACGAATTGGGAGAACGGAAAAGTACAGCCCTCCGTTGAGGTTCTCGCAAGGCTGTGTGAGGTGCTGGACGTTTCCCCGCTGGACCTGTTGAGCAGGAAATATACCTATGAGGAAATAGTGAGGATTTCCGGCAAGGCGGCTTATGAGCGCACTTATGAGGAACAAATAGCCCTGAATTTTTCGCGGGCTATCCTCGAAAAGCTCATGCCCGCCGAACTACAGCGGAAAGAGGTTGAGCGCGTAGAGAAAAGCGCCGCGTTCCTGCGTGACAATAACATGCTGGCGCGTTTCGGCGGCTCGATGGACCGGGCGGAAATTGACCCGCTGCTGGCGGAGTATGAGGCGTTCGGCGGGGCGGACAGCGATATATTGTTTGCCTACCACGCGCTGGACCTTGAAAGCAAGGGCGCGTTTCTCGCGATGCTATCCGGCCTGCTGCTGCCGCCCGATAACGTGCAGCCGCTCAATGATAGCATGGGCAAGGCGGTGGACTACACCATAAAGGCATTATTGCAACAGCGCGAATATCTTCATGAAATAAAGGGGGATGAATAAATGGCAAGCATACGCAAGCGGGGCGACACGTTCACAATATCGGTATCGCTTGGCTATGACATTGAGGGCAAGCAAATACGCAAGTTTACAACCTACACCCCGCCCGCCGACGTGAGCGCGGGCAAGGCCGAAAAGCTGGCGCGGGAATACGCCGTGCTGTGGGAAAACAAAATCCGGGGGCACATATCGCTTGACGAAAACCGCACGTTTTCGGAATTGCTCGGATGGTATTTTGAGGTCGTCGCGCCGTCCGTTTTGAAAGAAAGCGTCCGCGTAAATGAGCTGTCATTTTTGAACGCATACGTAATGCCCGCGCTCGGACACATAAAGCTGAAAAACATAACCCCGCAACTGTTGGATAACTTCTTTTCGGAAATGCGGGCAGGCGGGCGGCTGAAGGTGTACTACAGGCTGAAGGATGTAAACGCCCTCGACGGCAACAAAAAGAAGCTGGTAACAGCGGGGGTATCAGGTTCACAAGTTCCTTGGCGGCTCTCAAAGGGTTACACCGCCGAACGGGACACCTGCGAAAAGATAGCGAAATTCCTAGGCAAGAAATTCGATGATTTATTCATCATAGACGAACACGACAAGACATTATCCCCGGCGACGATACACCGCTGCCGCAAGTCGCTTTCGTCCATATTTTCGGCGGCTGTTCGCAAAGAGATAATGACGCGCAACCCCGTGAGCAAAACCACGCCGATAACCGTGCAGGGCAGGGCGGGCGCGTTCCTGGACGAACAGCAGGCGGCGGCGCTGCTGGCCGCGCTCGAAAGCTGCGATTTCCAATTCAAGGTGATGATAACCACGCTTGTTTTCACGGGCATGCGCGGCGGCGAATTAACGGGCCTGAAATGGGAAAACGTGGACCTGGATAAAGGAATAATAAACGTGTGTTTGAACCTGGTATACTGCCCGAACAAGGGCGAAAGCGCGTACACGCTCCAAACGCCGAAAACAGCGGCAAGCGAAAGGTACATACCGATACCGGCTTCCCTGGTGGGCCTGCTGAAAGAGCATAAGGCAAGACAGGACGAACAGCGCGTTATCATGGGCGACGGCTGGAAATACCCCGATATGGTGTTCATAGGGGAAAAGGGCGGGTATTACGGCGAAAAAATCTTGTATAGTCAGTTTATGAAGTTAGCAAAGCAGCTTGAATTACCCGACGGAATACACCTGCACAGCCTGCGCCACACGACGGCAAGCCTGCTGATTAACTCGGACGTTCCGGCTAAGGTCGTAAGCGAACAGTTGGGCCACGCGACGACGGGCATAACGCAGGACCTATACGCCCACGTGTTCGCGGCAAGCAAGGTCAAGGCGATGCAGGCCCTTGAATTGAAGCTCGGAGGCTCCACGGGAACAGGCGGCGAATAACGGAAAAAGCGTCAGAAATGAACCCAGGAAAGGGCTAATTTTTGACGCTTATTTGTCGTTTGTATCCTCCAAATGTCGCTTGTTTTGCCTCGATAATCCTAGACGTGCGATTGCCGTAAACCCTGTAATATCAAGCAAAACACGAACTAATCAGGCGTGACATAACAGTGATGTATTACCCGAAGGGCACCACCCGGAAGCCCAGCCCTTCGAGATTCTGGATCATGTGGGTGGCGTTCCAATCGTCATAGGCAATCTCGCGGATGTTGTACAGAGCCCCCAAGTCCTCAATGGCTTTTTCGATGAAGCCATAGTGAACGACATTCCCCTCGGTGGTTTTCAATTTCCCCCGCGCCTCCCACACGTCATATTGCACGTGGTCGCGCCGGACGCGCTGC